AGAGCAAGCGATGATTACCAAGTAGCCAGATGTCGCCCTTGTGCGTCCGCGTATCGCCAGCCGCTTCAATGGCTTCCTTCTCTTTATCCACATCGAAGTCGTCCTGAACGGCATCCTTCGAATAGAACTTGTTGAGCAGCGCGTCCACCTCGTCGGCATCAAAGCCGGTGAGGGACACATCGAAGGTGGTCGCGTCGAACTCCGCCATGAGCGCGGACAGCTTTGTCTCATCCCAGTCGCCCTGTATTTTATTGAGCGCAAGGTTGAGTGCTTTCTCACGTTCCTCGGTAAGCTCCACAACCACGCAGTCGATTTCGGTTTGCCCGAGGTCAAGTAGCACCTTCAACCGCTGATGACCGCCGACCACATTGCCGGTGGTCTTATTCCAGATGACCGGCTCCACATAGCCAAACTCGGAAATGGAACGCTTGAGCTTTTCGTATTCCTTATCGTCGGGCTTCAAATCCTTTCGGGGATTGTAGGCTGCGGGGTTGAGCTTTGCCGAAGGTATTTTCTCAATCAACATATTTTGTCGCCGCCTCCCGCAGTTGTGTATACTTATTACAATCCTCCCATGTGAATAAACATGAGTTGAAATGACCGTATGTGGCTGTCCTGCTGTATATTTCATCACGCAACCGAAGGGTTTCAATGATTGCCGCAGGGCGCATATTGAATACCGAAAGCACAATCTCTCGGAGCTGCTCGTCGGTATATTTACTTGTACCGAAGGAGGTTACATCTACAGACACAGGATTTGCTTTTCCGATTGCATAAGAAATAGCGACTTCGCATCTTTCGGCGAGGTCGCTCCATACGATATTCTTTGCGATATACCGTGCCATATAGGCACCGCTGCGGTCGACCTTGGTCGGGTCTTTGCCACAGAGAGCGCCACCGCCGTGAGAAGCAAGCCCGCCGTAGGTGTCCACCATGATTTTTCTACCGGTAAGTCCTGTATCTGCGGCGGGTCCGCCTTCGACAAAGCGACCGCTGGGATTAATGAGTATCTCCGTGTCGTTGTCAAAAGGAAAGTCCTCAAAGCATTGCCAGAGAACATTTTCCTTTATGTCAGCGTATAACTGCGCCTGCGATTTTTCTTTATCGTGCTGAACGGAAACGACTATTGTTTTTACACGCTTCGGTTTGCCGTCCTCATATTCAACGGTGACCTGCGCTTTTCCGTCGGGTAAAATACCTTTGATGATTTTACCTTCGCGGCATTCGTCCACGCGCTTGCAAATTTTGTGTGCCAGTACAAGCGGCAGCGGCAGCTTTTGCTGTGTTTCATTTGTCGCATACCCGTAAACCGTACCTTGATCTCCGGCACCGATAGTAGCATAACGTTCTTCGTTACCGTTTCTGGCTTCAAGCGCGGTATCTACGCCCGCTGCAATATCCGTACTCTGCTGATGTGTGAACACAAACACGGTGAACTTCCACGGGTTATATCCGACCTCGCGCAGGACATTGCGCACGATAAAGCGGATGTCGACTTTCTCGCTGCAGGTGATTTCGCCCGCCACGATAATTTTGCCTTTGGTCGCCATGACCTCGCAAGCCACGCGGGAAGCCTTATCCCTGCGCATACAAGCATCAAGTATGCTGTCGGCGATTAAATCGCACAGTTTGTCCGGGTGTCCCTTGCAGACGCTTTCTGCTGTTTTGTAGGTTGTCATAATCATTCCTCCATAATCATTTACCCGCCACGGCGGGCATTCAATAATTTTTCCATTGCGTCATCGTGCGGTGTTGCTCCGCGATAGTCTGTCGTACAATTTTCACGAACAATCTGGTATATCTGAAACCAGCTGTTATTGACTTGCTTCATGAAATTCTGCGACATCGATACATACGGCGACGGAATCGCGTTTCCCGTTGTCGGGTGCTTTGCCAAAAATCCGAACTCGTTGATAGCCTGTTCACATTGAATCCAACGCGCCACGCTCTGCGCGTATTGCTCGATGAGCTGCACGGTGACAAGCGGTGTACAACCGCGCTCGTTAAGCCATAACCACGTTTTTTGAAATATGAGTGCGGCTTGTGTGGTTGTTCCGTCTTTTTGCTTTGCCGTGAGATACTCCTTCGGTTCAGGCATTTCGCTACCGGTCAGGTCTGCCGTATCGGTAAAATCCATAACCGTTAGCTTCCTGTGACCGGGGTTACCGTCAAGGATTTTTTCTGCAATTGGTTTCTTTTTTTGACCGGAACCGAGACGTGCGCCGCCTCTGCTGGTACCGTCCTTTGCCATGTTTTCACTCTCCTTTTTGCGCGGGGATATATGCCGTTTGAAACCGCGATTGTGTTTACGAAACCCCACGCCGCTGTCCGCCTTGAAAAGTTTTAGAGATTGAGATACCCCACCGGCTCACTCGACGCGGTTATGTTTCGTTGCTTCGAGAGTTATCCGTGAATGACACTCCTTGCAAAGTGACATGAGGTTATGCACGTCGTTGGTGCCGCCGCACAACAGCGGGAGCACATGGTGAACCTCCTCGGCGGGCGTCAGCTTACCAGCCTTCTTGCATTCCTCACAAAGCGGGTGCGCCTTGATGAAGCGGTCGCGGATACGCTTCCACGCACGACCATATCTTTTGTTGGTTTCAGGCTCGCGCTGGAAATGATTATAATGATAATCCGCCTGTCGCTGATGCTCCGGGCAGTAAAGACCGCTTGTCAGCTTCGGACAGCCGGGATGCTGGCATGGTCGCTGTGGTTTTCTTGGCATGATGTCACCTCCTCGTGGGCATAAGAAAAGCCCTGAGGGATTGCTCCCACAAGGCTCTCTTGTTCCTATTTCGCTAAGTATATCATATCAGAATTTAGCATGAACATCTACTAACATAACCTATCATCTTTCGGGCGGCACACGAATTTCATCGTAAGCCTTCTCCCGCAACCGATAGATATGCTGGATGCTGTAGCCCATATCAACCGAAATCTGCTCCCACGTTTTGAAGCACAGATAACGCAGCTCCAGCAGCGTCTGGTACTCGGTGTTGTCCACAGCCTTGATAAGGCTGACCATCTCACGCTTCACATCAACGAGCCGGTCGATGTCGCGGTTGATCTCCGCTTGCAGGTCTACAATCTTTCCTACAGCGTCAGCCATCGTAGAGGTGCCGCGATTGGGATTGCGGGGCATACCTGTGAGCGTCGAGGTGCATTTTATCGCCAGTTCGTTGAGGGAAGCGACCTGCTCCAGCTTTGAGTTGATGCGCTGGTCGAGACGGTACGCCTGACCGAGATATTCCTTAACAGTCATGCCGCCACCTCCGCTTTCAGCTTGCTGATGAGCAGCTCCGGGTCGAGGTGGGTCAGCAAACCAAACCAGCCGGAGCGGAAGAAACTCTCGATGCTCCGGCATTCGTACTGCGCCGAGCGGTTATGCGGATTGAGTGAGAGGGTACGCAGCGCCTTGCGGTAATCCTTCGCCGCCTGAAGGATGATGGCGTTTGCGAGGTTTTCGTAATTGTTGTCCATGAGACACACTCCTTATCTGGATTTTGTAATTCCAGCGAAGCGATGCCGCATTGTGAGCATTGTATATGTAAAGCACAGGTGCGTTGTTTTCATAGTCAGCGTTCATTGCAGAGAGCCGTTTATCACGGCTCGCACCTCGTCAACCGAACGGACGACCGCAGCCGTACCGCCACAGGCGAGGATTTTTCGGATAGTTGCCGCTTGAAGTGCCGTTGCTTTCCCGACCGGCGTCTTCACCTCAAAGGCGAAAAACCTGCCGTCGATACAGGCGATGATGTCGGGGATACCTGCCGTACCGTACATCCCGCCGTGCTCCTTCCAAACAAAGCACCTCGGCACGGTTTTGAGATAGCGCAGGATCGCGCTCACGATTTCTTTTTCTGCCACAGTGTACTCCTTGTAACTTTTTTCGGGTTTGTAACCGTGTAACCGCCTTTTATAGAGGTCTGCGTGTATTCACACGCGCACACGCGCACGCGTATGGAATTGAAGCCGCTCTCGCGTATATACATATTTTTTGAAGCTACAAAGTTACAAAACCATCCGACCAACCTGAAATGTGTTCTATATAGCGGCTTTTGGGGCGTAACTTTTCCTGTAACTTCTGTGCTCCGAGAGGCTACATCACGAGCGATTAAGTTACAGATTGCGCCGCTCATAGCGGTTCAACCTCTGTGATTTCAAAGCCGGACACGTCGCACCTCGTTTTGAGCAGCCCATAATTGAGCGTCCATACGCGTCGATTCTCCGAGCCGATGCGTTTTTGTACGTTGCTCTCCAGAAAATAATCCGAGTGCTGTAGCTGCTTCTTGAACTGTGCATAGGTCAGCGTTTCTCCTGCGATGGCGTAGTCCTTGCGATACTTGGTATAACGGTCATAGACGTGATTGAGCCACAGCGCCAGCGTCTTCCCATCATCGCATATGGCAAACTCGCTCTTCGGGTCAAGCCCCATGCGCGACATGACCTCAAGCGTCTGCTCGACCACGCTCTTATTGCTGGTGCCGCCGTCCAGCAGGTATTCCTTCGCCGCATATTCGATGTATTTTGTGCAGGGAGCGATTGCATACGGGAACGTCTCATGCCACGTCAATCCAAGCGAGGAACACAGCTTTTCCATGAGACGCAGCCCTGCGACCATACAGGCGAGATTATTGACGACACGCGACGGGAGCTCCTTGTTGAAGCCGCCCAGCGCCTCCTCGTACCACGAATAGCATTCAGCGGGCTTGGTTTTCAGCGCGATGTTCAGTAAGCTATGCCCAAGACTGCCGAGTAAATCGGCACTGGCGCACAGCCTCTGGAACGCCGCACGATATTCGACCGTTTTCAGGTCTTTCTTGGAGAACAGCAGCTCGATGCTGCGCTCCCGAATCGCTGCCTCATCCGGCGATTCCTCACCGGCGACCACGAGCGGAGCCAGCAGCTCATAGCTCACGGTCGTCTGATCGGCGCGACCACGGATGCCCTCCTGACCGTCATAGCTGTTTCGAAAATGGTTCAGCAGCGGCGCAAGTCGATAGCTGTCGATTTTTGAGGGCTTGAACTCGTCCAGCGCCATCGGAATGGTGTTTGAGGATGCCGAGCCCTTCATCAGTGTAAGGCGGTCGTTTGTCCCGCTGCCACGATCTTTGACTTGGAGAACACCGGCATAATGACCCGCTCCAGCGTATTGCTCTTGCCGCTTCCGGCTTCGCCGATGAGCATGAGATGCGGATATTTCACGTTCTTTTTCCGCAGGTGCTCCTTGACGAAGCAGCCGCTGATCCACGCCAGAATCGACACCGCCTTTGCGGGTTCGTTGTAGGACATGAGCTGTTCGCCGAGCCTTTGAAACTGGGTTGCGGTGATGAGCTTTGCGTCAAGAATGTCGCTGCAAATGCTGCGGTATTTATCCAGCTGAATGATGTCCTCGACCGACGCGCCGTTTTCGTCCACCGCGCCCTCGACCGTAACGAATACCATCCCACTGCCATGCTCATAAATACCCATCGCCTTGACGCCGAGCTTCGTTTTCCATTCCAGCTCCGAGATGTATGCCTTGAGCAGCTCCAAGTCGCCATCCGAGCCGGTATAGCTCAGAGCGATGGTGCGCTTGTTGAGGGCGTTCTTGAATTTCTGCTGATTGGCGAAGTCCGTCGTCATAAAGGTCAAGCGGTAGGTTTCACCGCGCACGGTCACAAAGTCGGCGGTGAGCTGCGTTTCCTCCTCGGCGATAATCATTTCCACCGGCACGAATACGAAGTTGGTGATGGGATAGATGTTGTCGCCTTTGCTGCGGAAATACATACCCTTGTACTCAAACACCGGCGCATCGTTGCCGGGAGCATAGGTATCCTCGGTCAGCTCGCAAGCCTTGTCCAGCGTTTCCTCGCCATAGGTCGCGCCGCTGGCATGA